CAATGTCAACTAGCCGACCTGCACCGCTGCCAGTAGATTGATCAATCAGTCCACCATCTTTTGTGATGTCGCCTAGCTGTGTAATCGCAAAATTAAGGTCTTTACCCATCTGAGTTTTTTGCGCTGCCGTCTTTTCGGCAAACGCTGAAGGTTTACCTTTAACTGGCGCGCCGCCCAGATTAGCAGGCGTAATTGCGCCGGTGTCCATGTTCATGATACCCAACGTGCCGTCGCTCATCGTTACTTGCTGTGTGCGGGGCGCTGCCTCTGGACGTGGCGCGCGACTAGCCGCAGCGCGAGCGGTAACAAAGTCCTGAAACGAACCTTTGAAATTTCCACCGTCTGGTGTTTTGGCAAACGTATATTCGGCCACCATAGACGGCGGTGCGGGCGGTTTTTCAACCGACGGCATCACAACGCGGGCGTTGCGAGGGTCAACCAAACCTACGCCAGGAACATTTTGGTACGTGGGTTCTCTGGACGCCAAAGCAATATCCGCGTCCATGGCACGCGCCGCCGCAATGGCTTGAGGCGTGCCCATAGCCAAAAGAGCGTTGCGTTTAGCCCGCAAATTACTTACGTCTGGCGCAGCTAAAGCATTTGCGGCTGGAGCCGGCGCAGGAGCAAGCCGATTGACAGGCTCGGGGGCCATGCCAAACGTACCCGAACCCAATGCACCGGCTTGCATGGGCGCGGTTAACGCATTTGCTACCGGCGCGGCGCGCGCGGATGCCGGTGTTTCACCCATACCCATGATGTTGGCAAACTGTGCGCGCTCATCTAACTTTTGACGCAAGCCAACACCAAACTCAACAAACTTGGGGTTGCCTGACTTGAGGTAAGCGTCAGCAATCTGGTTCAGATCAGCCGGGCCACCATGCTCTACAGCCTTGGCTTGAATTTGCTTGAGTGTTTCGTCATCACGGCGCATCTGATCAAGTTGCATTTGGCTAACTTGATTTTGATTTTGCATTGCTTGAAGTTGCGCAACTTGGGCATATTGGGCCAACGGGTTGGCCACTTCAACGCCTCGGACGCCTAATGCAATGGAAGGGTTGAGTGCCATAATTTACCTCAAAAAGGTGTGTCAATCATTCCGGCGCGGCTGCCAGTGCCGTAATCGCCGCCGCCATATCCGCCGCCACCACCGTAGTAAGGGTTCATACTGACGTTACGGGCGTTAAGTGCGTTAACCAAGTTGTTGCCCTGGTTATAGTTCAGATAAGTGCTCAAGCCGCCGGTCAAAGCATTGGCTTGACCAACTGTACCCGCAGCGCCAGCAGCGGCGCCAGACGTCATCAGGTTGCCCACATTGGACGCCATGTTCTGCCCGGCAGCGCCAATTTGACCTGTAGCCGTTTGGCCATAACCAGCCAAAGCCGCCAAACGGTTGTAGCCCGTAGCCTCACGCGCCACGTCGGCGTTATAGCCTGTTAGCGCCCGGTTGTAGGCGTTTTGGTACTCTTGACTGCCCATTTCTTGCCCAAAGCGTTGTGCGGCCTTCATAGCCCCGCCTGAGATCAAACCACCCCTAGCAGCAGCGCTTCGATCTAATGCCTTCTGGCCTTCAGACAATCGAAACGCATAGCCTGGGTCTTGACCTAGATCGACCTTGCCAGTAAACGCCCCCGGCATCATGTTGCGTTGTGCTTCAAGCTGAGGCAGCGCACGAATGCCAACTTGGCGAAACGGCTCTTGTAGCAAAGCCTGTTCGCTAAACTGTTGGCGTTGCAAGTCAGCGGCGCGTGATGCAGCGTCTGCCTGAGTGCTGGCCGCGCTGCGTGATGCACTGCCGCCCAATAGTGCGCCACCAAAAATTGCGGCGGGAATCATCCAAGGCATATCAAACTCCTTCGCTTAAAAGTTGTGCAATTTTATGCACTTGCCGATTATCTACAGGTGCAATTATTACGTCATCAATCTCATCTTTGTCGGTGCAATCAGTTGCGTGAATGCAGTACCAAACAACGTCTGTCAAAGAGCGGATGCCGTGGTGCTTACCTGCCTTAACGGTTATGCACGCAGGGGCGTGCATCACGGTAGAGTCACCATCAACAATTAACTCAACTGAGCCTTTAGCCAGCACCGACAAATGGTCAAACTTGTGCGTGTGCTGAACCACCCACTTGTTGGCGGGAATGAATGTTTCCTTGGCGTAAACGCCGCCGCCAAAATGATGCTGGATGTCAGGCTCAATAAACTTCATTAAGTCACCTCACGGCCACTGACGCGCATGTTGATAGCTGTGGCAGTGCCTGCAATAGTGCTGATGAAGTCGCCCACACCCAGCACCTGGCCCACCAGTTCGGGGAAAGTATAGACCTCAGACGCTTGGAGCGTCTTGGTCTTGGTGATCAAGTTGGAATTGCCCGCAGACCCAGACACCGTGACCAAGTTGACGCTGATCGTTGCAGCGGTTGCGGTGTAGTTGGTTGCAGTAAATTTGTCGATGATGGTCGTGACGCCAGTAGCCGTGTACTGGGTGGTCTGGGTGGCCTCGACGTTTTTGGCAGGAACAAGGACTTTGACGGTGACTGTCATGGGTTACTCCAGTAAAAGGCAATTGTTAGCGGCAGCTTGCATGATGACCCAATTGGTGCCGTCAGACACCATTGTCGCCCAATTGCCTGCAACTGCCAAGAGGATTGCGGTGCCCGCCGCCCCACCGGCTTGGGGGACGACATTGCTCGACGCTGACACCAGCGTCTGGGCTTGATAGTTTTGGAAGGTCAAATACCCACCAGGAAATGCGGACGCAGTTGGCAAAGTGACTGTACAGGTCGAGCCTGACTTATTGTTGATGTACCAATTGCTGGTGCCCACTGTAAAGTCTGCCGTTACAGTTACCGGCACGGTTGACAGCGCCGCAATAGATGCGTTGACTGCGCCAATGTCAAGAATGGGTTGCGATTGCAACCCTTCAATCTGCTTTTGCATCTCAGCTATCTGGGACACCAAGGCAGAACAGCAGTCGGTCAATATGTCAGGAATTGGTAAGGTAACAACTGGCGGCAGCGTTTGCAATTCTTGATTGACCGCACGAAGCGCGGCGTCATAGGACGCAATTACCGACTCGGCGCTAAACGTAAGTCCAGAATCGTCAATAACCCCCGTGGCAACGTCGTTGAGCGACAAGAAAAACAAATACCACGCTCGGTCAATCAACCCGGTGCGTGGGTCGATCAACGGCACCCTGGGGGGTGTAATGGGCGTAGGCGTTGCGTTTGGGCTAGGCATTGGTCGGGCTAATGATTAACTCGGCCCCCATGATGGCCACTTTGACCGGGTCAGTCATGGACAGCTCATAGACGCGGTCTCGCAGCTTGAGCGTCATGCCCAGCCGCCGCCAAAACGTCCTGTGGCCATATGCGCCAATCCTGCCAAGCGGCGACCAATGCTCATTTGACCAAGTGTGGCCACCGTCATCTGACCAACGCAGCATGGCTTCGGGCTCGTAGCCTGGTGCGGCGGGGTATGAATTAGTAACAATTTCATAGCCCGTAATGTCAGTATCTGATAGTTCGTATTGCCCAAGTGGTTGAAAATTATCCCCTGCTTCAGTGGTCAATGTAACGCCTGATTGAGTGGCTAAATATGTTTGCACGTATTGAGCCACAAGATTTAACCCCGACTCCGTGTCTATATTTTCGCTGGCGTATCCGGGATATAGATTTAAACCAACGCCCGTTTCGCAATCCAATTGCAGACTGTGATGGGCCGTGCGCTTCAAGTTGTTTTGACCCGTTGGCAGCGCCCGCCAGGTGCGCAACCATTTTTGAATCTGGCCATTGTCGGCGTACACGTCAAGGTCAAAGGCGTAGATGTTGCCGTTTTGAAAGTCACCAACAACGATCTTGTTGTTAAACGCCATCTGGCAATTGCTACGGTGTCGGGTAAACGCGCCGTCAGCAAAGCCAGCCCGCTCATGCCAGGCTTGGGTGGCCGCGTCGTACACCCAAGTGGTGTTGGCCGTGGGAAAGATCAGCACGTAAAAGCTGTGACCATCCTGTTGATAAGTGTACGCAATGGCGTCCGACATGTCACTGTACTGCTGGATTTGCCATTCAACCGCATG